TGTATAAGAACTTCTTATACGTTATCAATTTTAAAGAACGATTGTTAATTTCTTAACATGTGTGTATTGTAACACATTTTTCTTTATTGTCAACTACTGTTGAAAACAAACTTGGTGCGGATGGTCGGACTCGAACCGACACGCCTTTCGGCGCTAGAACCTAAATCTAGTGCGGCTACCAATTACGCCACATCCGCTTAGATAATTACTTATCGTTTAAGCTAGTATTATATGCGAAGTTGATTTTACTGTCAACATGTTTTTGCATGATTTTAGTGAAATCTTCGAACTTCTCTGCTTTTGGAGCACAGTAGCCGCATATGCATCTAACTTGCTTGCATTGTATAACAGGAACTGTATTCCCGTCAAGCAGTTTTTGTTGATCGTCTAGAATTTTTTTGGTGTTGCTTAGATTCCCAATTGGTCCTATGCCACCTTCAAAGTTCATTTGACAATCTTTGTTTACATAAACATCACCATTGTGCTGCCTAATGTATAAGAAGTACCAGTTTACACTGCAATACCAATCTTTAAAATCCGCATGTGGCACAAAGCCCATTGGATGTTTTAAGTCTTGGTTAGTGCATAATCCTCTGCCACCACAACAGCTACGACCAATCTTGCCCATGCCCACTGTATCATCTGTTACTTCTTTTAACATGATGATCTTGTTGCGACTCTTTTCGGGTGTCTTGCTTTCGTAATAGTCTGCAAAGAACTTGAACTGATCTTTATTGTATTGCCACTTAGGTGTAGGCGTGTCGTTGGCTTTAACTACATGCTTGATATCATGCTGTTTGCAAAACTCCACAGCTTGCATGCTTATATCCCACATTTGAGGATCGTTATGCATCACAAACACTACTTTTTGCTTCCTATTGATGGCCTTATTGTAGAGGATGTTGTCTAGCACTTGCTGGCGCTGCTTAGGCAGTGCTTCGCTATGAAAACTAACTGTAAACTCATCTACGTGCTTGGTAACCTCAGTCCACAAGTTCTTTCCTGCTACACCGTTAGTGGTTACTGTAACTGTTAATGTCCAGTCATCCTTGAATGCTTCGTGGCGCTTTCTAAGCTCTTGCAGAATCTCTACAATGTTAGGATGATAGATAGCTTCGCCGCCGTATAGATTTAGAACCACAATACGTTGCCACTTAGGCTTAAGCATCATGTAACGATGAACATAATCAAACATAAAGTCGATTGTGTTTAAGCATTCATCTAGCGGAGGGTGTGAGCTATGGTTATCATGCCACTGTGGTCCACAATAGCTGCAATCAAGATTACAGCGTAGAGTTAACTCCCAGTCCAACAACAGAATTGGCCTATTAGACGGATCAATTGCCGGCTCAATGCTTACAATCTTATCCATATACCATTACCAGTTGTTGTTCAAACCATTCTTTGCATTCCGCAAAAGGTTTAGCAAATCGCAAGTTAAACCAAACTCGAGATCCTGTATTGTTGATGCCATGCATCTTTTGAATGTCCAGTAGCCAACCTTCGTTGGCATTACTTGGATACACCTCTGTGTAGTCTTTGTCCTTTACATAGGTAAGACTGTCTGTGGTGTTAATGAAATAGTTAAACCCAGTGTTCTGACCAGGTTGGTCTTTGTGCTCTGCACCATTGCCCACTAGTTTGTTTACGGACACTATAGTAGGCTCTAGCTCACTTAAACTCTCTAACATTAGCGGAAGAAAGGGCATTGACTTTTCAATCAATGGGCCTGTCATGTTATACCAATAACTGCTACCGTTAGTAACGTGGCTAATTGTGCCAGCGGAGCCCAGTTCATAGTGATATCCGTAATCACTGTGCTTGTATTGCTTTGTGATTTTATCACTGTTTGTAGTAACTAGGTCAATACCATGCTCTAATACTGCAATGGTATTTTTCCAATTGTGATCAATTCTGACCGGGGTTTTGTATGTTAATAACATGTATCTATAAAGAGGTGGAGCATATAAAACTTATTTTTCAACCGTGGACTGATGCACGGCCGGTAGCTATCCGGCTCGCTTCGTAAGCTCAAACGGGTAATTGCCATGCCCTAACTTACACATCTTCTCAGAGTCTCAATAATTCGCGATTTTAAAATCCATTTGTTGCCTCGGAGGTTTCCGATATTTGATCACGGGCCACTATTCTCAGGCAAGAAAGATCGCTACTAAACCTACCACAGGTAATAAGTCACTGCCTTGTGTATGCTCCACCTCTTTATAGACAAATTGTTGAACAGTGTGTAGTATAACAGAACTGTTCTTTATGTTATAGAGGTTTGGTAAAGTTTTTTACAGGCCCTAAATTGTAGTGTTTCGAAAAGAACACTAAACCGTTCGGCTCACCTTTTTGTATGTTGTGGAATCCATCTAGCTCTGTGCGTAAAAAGTCTACACCTTCTTTCCAAATTTGGAATGCTTTGGTTTCTTTATACCCATCAATAAACCAATTATCAAATTCGCTGTCCCAATCTCGCACAGCCTTTTCAGTTTGGAACCAATCTTGATTCCATGTAGAATATAATAAGCCCTTAAGCAACTTTTCTTGATATCGTCTGGCTTTTTCTGGCGTAATATTTTCCTTTAACCAATCTACTTGCAATGCAGGGTTGGCTTCTAGCCATCTCTTAATAACATGCCCTTGCTTAATCATCAATGGCACACAATCTGGACTCCAATAAAAAAATTCAATTGAGCTGTTTGTGTATTCCCAAAAATGGTCTGCAACGCTTGCAGTATTGACTACCCTATCTAAGAAAGTCATAAACAAATTGCCATCTACAATTTGCACCTTGGGTTTTTCGATACCCATCACCAATGCAATTTTTTTATTGCGATCAAAATTCTTTCGTACTTCATTAAAGTACAAATAATTATACCGAGTCGTTCCCACAGGGTTGATGCGTTCTTTTTTAGTAAGAACCCAACTAGCATCTTTTGCGTCTTCAAACGAGGAAAAGATATGATCTGTTAAATCGGTTACTGTAATTTTTGTCTTGGGTATTTGCCACGCAATTTCTTTTAATCGTGGAACTGTTTGAAGCTGATACTCTGCCGGTGTGTTCTCCGGTGACTTGTTATTAGGGTCAAGATCCACAAACTTAGAGCTAGCGGTTTCCATGGTGTTAACCAATATTTCATCTATATGAAGGCCTTGCCTAACAAAAGACATTAATGCATTATGACTGTCTGCACCACCACTGTAACTTAAAATTAGATAATCGTACTTTTCTCTGAGTTGTCTTGCACGTTTGTCGTACAACGATTCGAGATCCAATTCTGGCTCAACTAGCCAATTAAAACTCCGGAATACCTTGTCATTAAAAATCCACTCAACTGGTTTACCAGTTGACTTACTGTGCAGTAATGCACGTATCTTGGATTCAAAATTTATACCGTCGCATATATAGTACCCAATGCGTGGTTGAGAAATTGTCATAGATTGCATGTTAATTCCGATACTATCTGCCCAACTGTTTTAATCTCTACAATGGTGTCAATGGCCTTGCCAATGAACACATGTCCTTTTGATGGATTTTTTAATCCGGACTCTAAACCAGCAGTATGATTTCCATCAATATCTTTTTCATCTGTAAAGACTATTGCATTTTGATGTTCGGATCCAATATTCTTAGTATCCGAAAAACTCATACCAAGTAACTGCGTTTTAGTTTCCAGCGACATAGACGATTCAGTTGACAATGCAAATATAGTCCCCAAACTTACAGTATCGGCGCCAGCATCTAAGCACTCTTTAATTTCAGCAGATGAAGTAATTCCGCCACTTGCAACAATAAAGAAATGGGGGTACATTGACCTAACTTGTTTGATCTTGTCTACTAGCTCTACACGTAGAGACCCAACTCTTGCAGCGGCATCTGGCCCTTTGATTACAATTCCGTCAATGTATTCGCTAAGGGCGCCAACACTTCTGACCCCAAGCATCTTATATACAATCTTAATGCCGACTTTTCTAAACAGTTTCAGCATTGACATTAGCTTAACATTTTCGGTATCAATTATGTCGAATATCTCTAAGTAAGCTGGGCGTGCCTTTATTACTGTATCAACTACCAAGGGTTGTGCCAGTAATAATTCTGATTTCAATGCAACAACAAAGTGGTGCGAGCCAGTAATACCAACGTACTCCGCTAACTCGGTTTTAAACTTTAAAAAATCTTCGTCCCATTTGCTGTCTTGATAGTTGTAAATTACAAAACTTGGAATACAATTTGCTTTATGAACTGCAAGCGCCAGCGTTAAATCCGACACTCTATTCATCGGAGCACAAATAATTGGATGTGTAATCATGTGTTGTATTTAATCCTTGGTGCTCTTGCTAAGAATCGAACTTAGGACTACGCTATACCACAGCGTCGATATACCATTTACCTACAAGAGCATATTGGTGGTAGGCTTTCCTGGCACATGTAACCAGTAAGGCCGCGGCGCCGCCTACCATAACTTGGTACCCCGTCGCAGACTCGAACTGCGAGAACTTCTCCTTTTGAGAGAGACGACTTTGCCAATTTGTCCAACGGGGCATTAACTTATTAAATACTGTATGCTATCAAAAAACATTTATCTACTATATCCACCAGGGTCATCTGGGTCATACATACATTGGTGTATCCACCGCAGTGAGTTGGATCTAGCAAAGACCACCATTGATGATCCATTAAACACACAGGAAAACAAAACGTTTGGTGGGGCTGGTACTGTACACTTGCATACCCGAATACCCACTCATCAAAGCATACACCAACACTTATGCTGGATGACTTATAATCAACCAAAAGAGAAAAAAGTCTTTTTACTCAACTGCCATAATGTGCCAAATTCCTACAATGTATCTAGACCCGAAGTTGCTATCCGATCAATTATGGCCAGTGATCCCGATCCAGTGATTGTTGTTATTACCGACAACGGGGTATTAGATGATCGCAAATATGGTTCCTTGAATACCATTACCAAATGGCCTATATTTTTCAAAGCTAATCAGCAAATCGAGGAAAGATTTAATTTCGACAGTTTTAATTGTAAAGACTCAATTGATGCTAGGAACTTGTTTGTTGAATCGTATCATAGTATGTTTCCATTTTTAGATGGCATCAATGATGATCTACTTGCAGAATCACTACGTTGGTACAAAGAATGGTACGATGTACGTAACACGTATAATGGGCATGAAGTCAACGAAGAAACTTATGTACTACCTAGTACCGAAGTAAAGCATTTATATCAGGTATCGCTAACTGACATTGTTAGCGACCGATTCCCTGCATGGTTCGACAATTTTGTTGCCAACATTAACGCAGGGGTATTTAACACCGAGTTTATTAAATCGTATCACCAAACTTATGTTGATGCTCAACAAAATTTACAGTGGTTTAAAGAGATTGAGCAATTCCGCAAAACTCTAGTACTTACAGATTTTTTACGTAGCCACTCACTGCTACAGGCATTTGTTATACTAGAGGTTCAGCAATATCTTCCAGGTACTTACAACTGGAAGTCTGCATCAATTGATGATATTGTACGAGTTGCTATGCTGTACAAATAATTGGTGCCTCTAACCGGATTTGAACCAGTGACACATGGATTTTCAATCCACTGCTCTACCAACTGAGCTATAGAGGCAAATTTTAAATGGCTGTGGGTTTGTACCACTCCTGAACCTTGTTCCACCGCTTAGTGAAGACTTACGTGGCGATCCCGTGCAGCTCGCATTACACTATACCATATAGAAGCACTCTCAAATGCAGGCCTAGGAGGAGTCAAGCTCTGAAACCGTTGCGTATGCATCCACTAAGGTCTCTTCTCCCGCTTTGTCTTATGCTAAGAATACTTCTATATGATAGCGTTCGGTGGGACTTGAACCCACAGTCACAATTTTTCAATCGTGTAATTTCAACGGGTTTATCAATTTCTTGAGGAGGCGGTTTAAGAGTCCACCCTAGCCCGTCGCGTATTCCAATTCCTGCTACGATAATTTCATCGCTACCATATAGAAACACACTAACCATCATTGGTACTGTTTGCAACCAGTACGGATTTGAAAATGTGTTTCTATATAGGCTCCACCGTTAACGACAGCATTCGTCCTGGCTTTATTTTATGTCGGTTAATGCACGGTGGACACACATGCCGACGAGGTTACAGTTTCAATGATGGGAATCGAACCCACTAACTACCCGTGCGATGCGGGTTGTGCTACGCTCGCCACACAATCAGTTTACTCCGTTACGTACCGGACCAATTGTATGACTTTGCACTATCTTTCCATGTCGTCTTCATTGTTACCATATCAATCCGCCCTGTTAATTCAGGCTATGCACCCTTACCAGATGCCAACGCCGCAATGCGTTTATGGGTTAATTCCCAATATCGTAAGTCCCCATTGCGAGAGACTTGCGGATTGATATGGTGACAGTTTAGTCCGATAACTGTCAAAGAGTTGTTGTAGTTTGCTCTAGAAACAACATACATTCGGTCGCCATGACCAGGCTCTCCACGTTTGAGCCTTCTGGTTAGATACCATATGTAAACACACTAACCCTACATCTTGTGTAGTGGCGCCATTGCTGGTAATGCCGTGTCCTGCAGAACACTCAGTATGCTTGCATATGGTAGGGGTACAGGGTACTGACCCCTGTTCTACGAGTTAAAAGCTCGTTGCTTCACCTTAAAGCTTCACCCCCATATGGTCCTCCGCCTTGGGAACGATCCAAGTTTTACTGGTTAAGAGCCAGTTACATCACCTTAATGTTTGCGAAGGGTTGTCGTATTAAATTATCTTTAATGTGCCAACCTAAACCATACGGGGGGTCTAGATTGACACTATCGTTTACCTGAACGTTTCATGTCATTCTCCGGTTACATGTTTTTAAATTCAATTGTGCGCCAGGCTTCGGGGTCTAGCTGCTCATTTTCATCGTATGTCCAACCTAGTGCCTTCATCATCTTGTGCTTAACACGCAAGTTAGGTATACGTGTACGTTCAGTATCACTGAACCCCATCATAATTCCAACTTCTGCTACTGCACCACTGCGACATAAGCCAGCCATACAGTGTACTACAACATTCATTTTATTGTCAAGTGCATGTTGAAGTAGTTTAACTATTTCATTTGCTTGTTCGTCTGTAATTTTAGCTTCGTCCAGAAACACATCTTTATCTTCGGCATCTAAAAACTCGAAACGATGTGCTTCCTTAAAAGTGTGTGCAGGTGTTGGCCACCAACTTGGGCACGGATCCATAATTTGAATCAACATAGAATTGTCCCCAGCATCGTGATGCAATTTCATCGGTACATCAGCCGCTGCTACGTTTTCAATCCAAGGCATTTTATTCTCCATTCTGCATTATAACATCGATTCTATTATAACGCAAGAGTATTGGTCGGTCCTGAGGGACTCGAACCCCCAACCTACGATTTCGAAGACCGGAACTCTATCCAGTTGAGCTAAGGACCGAGGTGAAGGTTTTAATGATGCCAGGATTACCTTCAACCCCGTGTACACAGCCCATCCCACGTTTCGTGTACAGCGGACGCTGATATCTTCTCTTGCGAGTTAGTGGGTCAGCGGATTACATTGGTGCAGGGCCATTACCGTAAACTTCATCACGGCTTTTCATGCCAACTGTGCCACCTTCTGCTTTAATACGTTTGATAACGTCTTCAAACAAGATAGGAGTAAAGTCAGTGTGCTCTACACATACACAATGGTATCGTGGATCGATAATTTCACCACCGTAGCCATTTGATTTCATTACACGACGATCATGTAAGTGACCGTGAATGTTAACGCCAAAGCGACCTAACGACGATTCATGTAAAGGGATATGACTTAATATCATTCCGTTTAATACATGATACCCACGAACATCACGAAAGTGTTCGGTATATTCCTCTAAGCGAAAAATATCGTGGTTGCCTTTGATCAACACCTTGTCGCCATTTAAGCGGCGCATGATGCCTAATGCTTTACGGTTGATAACAACGTCACCTAAGTGGTATACTTTGTCATTTGGGCGTACTGTATCATTCCAACGGCGCACCATTTCTTCGTCCATTTCGTCAGGATTGTCCCAGGGACGTAATTTTACGTTGGGGTCATCTTTACTCATAAACTTACAGACACCCATGTGTCCAAAGTGAGTATCACTGACTAAAAAACTTGCCGGCATTACAGCCTCCTTATTACTCTATAAAGTACATACATTATAACACCAATTACAAATAAAGCCATAGCATGTACTCCAAAATTTGGTGCCCTGGGAGAGACTCGAACTCTCAGCTTACGGCTTCTTAGACCGCTGCGTTTACCAATTTCGCCACCGGGGCCTGATAAATAAACTTATGAACTACGATAAATTCCGCCAACTCTTAAGTCTGTTTGAAGCCCGCAATCCTGATCTTGAATACCAGGAAACCGAGAAGCAAGTTATTGCTATCCTTAAAGGAACCAACAGCCAAGTATTCACCAAGCTAGCACAAAAAGTTGAACGCATTAGTCAACTTGAAGCAGAACTAAAAATCCTCAAAGAAGAAGTTAAGCAAAGTACTAGAGACGATGTGGCTGCATTGTTTAATGCAGAAGATGGCGCTAAAACTCGTATTATTCAAACTCTAAGTTTTATCTTGCAACTAAGCAAAGATCCAGAAGAAACTAAATCCCCAAAGTACAAAGACATCCTTGCTGTACTTGAAACCAAGTTAACTCCAGAGCTAATTAAAGTTCTTGAAGAGCTTAAAAAGACTATGGTTACTGTTACACAAAAAGAAGCTGGTCTTAAAATTAAGCCACTTGACGAAGGACAAGACGCAATGCTGTTCAATCGTCTAAACGAGTTAGTTCAAGACTGGGGTCAACGTTATGACCAAAAGCTAAACGCATTAATGCAACAGGTATAATCATGAATATCAAACCATTAAAAGAATATATCCGCGAAGCAGAAGTTGCAGATCGCCCACCGGAACTAGCAAAGCCTCCTGTGGGGCAGCAACAAGAAAAGCCAACTGATAAACCAGGTGGTTTTACTGTTATGATTCTTAACGATGGTATGACACCAGCTGAAGTAGTTATTGAAGCTATTGTTAGCGTAACCGGAATGAGCTCGGACGCTGCATTCACTAAAATGATGCGAGCACACCAAGGCGGATGGGCTCCAATTAAATCATATGCCAGCAAAGACGTTGCTGACACTATTGCACATGGTATTATGCGCCATGCACAGCAAAATGATCGCTACGATCATTATCGTCAACACCCACACTTCCGTAACTTTAAAGGCCCTTGGCCTCTTACTGCCGAAGTAATGGATGCTGCTCAGTAATTTGGGGTGAAGCCGGGAATCGAACCCTGGTCCCTTGTTTCACAGACAAGTATTCTACCACTGAACTAGCGACACCATAACGGCACTAAGGGCTTTCCTCTCGAGCGTGTGCCACACATATAACAGTAAACTATTTCTCATCTGCTATACATCCCAGTTGACTGCTGGTTCAGTGAAAATGGTTTGAGTTAATGCGATGGGATTCGAACCCAACCATCCCGCCCGGTTTCGCTAGTTACTTGCCCTGCAAGGCTTTCCCTAGGTACTCGAGGCCGGTATGCCAGCCAGTACATCTCACAACCTGTCGTTCAGTCTTGCAGGACCTCCCGAGCAGTCTCAAAAGTCTTCTATGATTTGACGTAGATCTTCTACAGATTCTACACCACTATCTTCGTTATATTTTACCGATCCACCGTAGTAGCCATTGTGGCTGTTACGCACTTCAATGTCAATGTATCCGCGATCAGTTTTGATAGTCCAGAACGCATCCTGAACTACTTCGTATCCGTCTTCTTCGTGGTTCTCGCCCCAACCTTTGTCCTCAACGCCAGTTACTAGTGCTCCACGCAATAGATCAAAGCTGTTGCCTTCACCTAGGATAGTAACACCGTTGATGTGATTGAACCACACGCTGTTGCAGCAATCATTTTCAGTATCATAACGATGAAACTTACCATCAATGGTTCTTACCACTAACGCCCAGCTGTCGTTGCCTAGAAATATTCCGTTGATTCGTTGTCCAACTAAATTTTTAAAAACGCTCATTGCTGCTCCTTTGCGTTATTATACTGCTTTATTCTTTTTGAGTTAGTGTACAATTCAAAATTGTAGTCATACAACTCCATCGGAATTGTTTCACTATTGCACACATTACAGACGTTCTTCTTGAAGCCTTTGACATACGGGCCTGTTTCGGGTCGAAAGGTGTATGTAACTATTTTCGTATCTTCAGACCCACAGTATGCACAGGAGTGTTTCATAAAGGCCTTGTTGGTATCTCTGGCAGGAGTTGAACCTGCTACCCCTAAGTTCGTAGCCTAGTGCTCTATCCAGATGAGCTACAGAGATGAGTGAAATGGTCCGTGTGACACGATTCGAACATGCGACCACCTGGTCCCAAACCAGGAGCTCTACCAGGCTGAGCTACACACGGATAATTTTGGTGGAGGTAAGGAGGATCGAACTCCTGACCTTTAGCTTGCAAAGCTACTGCTCTCCCAGCTGAGCTATACCCCCACTATGCTGGTGCCCCATAACAGAATCGAACTGCTATCCTCGGATTACAAAACCGATGTTCTACCATTTAACTAATGGGGCGAAATACTTCCAACTGTGACCTTACGCTCTCTCCGTTGGCGATTGAGCAGCCGACATTCTTAAAGTCATCTCGGAACTGACTTAAATTGGCTCCCCAGCGTGGGATCGAACCACGGACCCTTTGATTAACAGTCAAATGCTACTACCGCTGAGCTACTGGGGAATGATACAATTATATATGACAAGCAATAGCTTGTCAATAAATTTTGGTACCCTTGGGTGGGAACGATCCACCGGCCTTCGCCTTATCAAGACGTTGCTCTACCACTGAGCTACAAGGGCATTATAAATACTGCATGAGTAAACCCAATCCAGGATTTGAAGAATTACAAAAGCTAGGTTACGGAACATACCGTAACAGTGTTAGCTATTCGTGCATCAAAGATTTCACTCTTACATATGCTAAGAAAACTAACGAGATTTTTGTTCCCGATGGTCTTCCTAAACAAATTGGCAGGGGTAATCGGATTCGAACCGATGATACTAATTTCAAAGACTAGTGCTTTAGGCCAGACTAAGCTATACCCCAACAAATAAATGGCGCCTCGTAGGGGTTTCGATCCCCTTACCTCCACAGTGACAGTGTGGCGCTCTCCCAATTGAGCTAACGAAGCAAATAGAAGCAATAGCGTTACTGCAAACAGAATGAACTGAGTGGCTCGCGACTATCGCGGATGTTGGTGTTAAGTTGTTTACCGCACAACCATAACAAAGCGGGGGTCTGTTTTGCTAACAATTTTTCCTATTATACGCCGCTAGCAAAGGCGAGGCTCAATAGCAGTATTAAACAATACTGCAAAATTTGTGGAAGTTCCGATAGCACCCATCGTCACTTACAACCGTTGAGTAACCATGCATCAAAACAAGATTACTATTTGCTCTGGTGGAGGCGACTGGAGTTGAACCAGTAGTGTCATAAGACGGCGGATTTACAGTCCACTGGGGTTACCAATTTTCCTACACCTCCAAATTTTACGTACAGTAGCAGTCTTGGGTTCCGGTGTATTCCTCACTTGCCAGTTTTACAACGGTTACATAGTGGGTTCCAAGACTCAAGGTCTTATCCGGGTGTCCAGCTATGCATGCCAACCTTTACTGACCGCTTTCGCGTTTGCACTTTTTCCCGACTGCTAGAAGGGATGATAGTAACTCAGGCTAGGGATAATTTGAGTTTCCTCGTTACCTCGATCCTATAGACCGAGTTCCTTTCGCCACGGGCATCATCCTTACCGTGCTGTCTTTTACTGTATGTTTGGTACTGCGTATGGGAATCGAACCCATCTTACTAACGTGAAAGGCTAGTGTCCTGAACCGATAGACGAACGCAGCATTATTTCTAACATGTGTGTATTGTAGCACACTTCTTCTTTTATTTTGGCGACCCCGAAAGGATTTGAACCTCTGACATTTGGTTTTGGAGACCAACGTTCTGCCGGACTGAACTACGGAGCCACTAAACATGGAGCGGGCAAAGAGACTCGAACTCTCGACATCTTCCTTGGCAAGGAAGTGCTCTACCAACTGAGCTATACCCGCATTTGATTCTTGGCGGAGACCGTGGGAATCGAACCCACTCACCTGCTCATCACAAGTGTACACCTTAGCAGGGTGCTGCATTACCGGCCTGCCCGGTCTCCAATGTTCTATTGTTACATACATTTAGTTATGTGTCAACAGATATTTTTAAAAATTTGGCGGAAAGCAGAGGAGTCGAACCCCATCCCTTTATCAGAGAACCTGGTTTTCAAGGCCAGTCGCAGGACCATCCCCGCTGCATTACTTTCCATTTGTTTGGTGGAGTTTGTCAGGGCTTTCACCCGATACTGCCCACGTGAGTTACACGCAGTTTCGTCCTATATGTTACGTATTCAAACCCCGAATAGGTTTTTGAGAGCCCAACTATCCTTCGGCAGGACTCACTGGATTGTCTCGTATGGGCAAGTTTAAACTACCATAGCTGCAATGTGGCTTTGTCACATACCAGACGATATGCTATGCACTATGGGACTCAAACCCTACGTCTATCTCAAAACTTGGCTTCGTTAGCAGGACTCGAACCTGCGATAAGGGGCTCAAAATCGCGTATGCTGGGTGCCCCCCGTGTTTCCCAATGATACCATCACATCCCCTCAATGCCTTATCTCGACGTTCACACATTTCAACCTGTCCCGCACTTCCCGGGCTCACAGTGTTTGGTTTTAAAGCCTACGCGATTGTTATCTACTTTGTGCTACTAGCAGCCTTATCTCACCTACTCAATGCTACTCTTTCATCCTCTACACTATAACGAAATAAACTTGGTGGAAATAAGAGGGGTCGAACCTCTGACCGTCAACGTATGAAGCTGCTGCTCTACCGACTGAGCTATATTTCCAAATAAAACCCTCAAGGTTTCCGGCTCTGGGCTCGGACAAACTACTATTCAATGTAGTAGTTTCATGTTCATCCTTAAGGTATTCATAAACAAACTAGTGGGTCGCTGCCAAAAATATGTTTCAAATATATTCTAGTCTTCTAGTTTGTTTGTGAATACCCTGTATTGCTACAGGATATGTTAGGGTCGATACCCTAACCAGTTATTTGTACTCTGCTGTTACCGCCAGCATTTCATCCAACTGTCCGCCCGTTTAAAGATTATTATAGTGTTCTTTCAGGTCCTCGTTACCTGGCCATATAGGTCTTATTAACACTGTTAAACTATGCGTAAGTTCGATTCAACTGTTTACGTTTGTCAAATTCGATTTGAGCACGTTCCAACTTGTCCTGAATCAACTGTTTACGTTGTTCCGGGGTTAGTTCATTTTCAGTTACGAACCTTACCTCACGCATACGTTTTCTTAAATCAATCTTCTTCATAATTCCTTTTTACAAAACAAAAAACCCTGGGTGTTTAATCCAGGGTTCTTAAGTTTGTAAGTTACTTTGCTAGTTAAGCGTAACCGTCTCCCTCTCGAACCCCAATTCCAAATTCCTCTGAACTGCGATCACTTTTATTAATTGCAATCGTAGACCACATGGCTGGCATGCCTAGTGTGGGCTGTTGTTGTTTGCAATAATGATTAAAAGTGTTGTTCATCATAGTACCTATTGTACATTTATTTACCATCGCTGTCAACCTATTTAACAGTTTCTGATAAATTTATTTATCCTTTTGTTAGAACTTTCGTTCTTTTGTTTAACTTAGCCTCAATTGTATGACAACTGTCTTTAGCTGTCAAGCCCCCAATGAATATTCTTTGCTGGTCATTACCCGAATTCCGTGTGCAATGTCTTTTTGCTTGTACTCTTCGGGTGCTGCATTCCACATGTGCTCAATGCCTGTGCGCCATGTGTGCCTTGCAGCTTCGGTATCAGACATGTTAAAGAACCATGTGTCCCTGTGCGTAAAGATCAACGAGTTAGGTTTGAACTGATACGGCACCGGATACCACCATGGGTAAATCAACTTGTGCAATGCATCGTGTGTTAAATCTTTACGAGTTTCTTTGCTCCACGAATACCACAAACAATACTCACCAAACGTAATCTTTGCTTTGCCAGCGTGTTTAATGTGATTTTGCCATGCAGTGTGCATATCTTCATTGACCACAAAACACGAAGGGTAATGCGATTTATCTGTAAATGCGTCACTGTCTAGACTAGCATGCTTTAAGAAATTTTTAAGTACATGACCTTGCTTGATTGACATTTTAGCACAATCTGGACTCCAATAAAACAGTTCATTAAAGTCCCATTCACGATTGTCATCTTGCGTTTTGCGTGATGCACCTTGTTGTCCATCGTCAAACCGCCAGTAATATTTGTTGTCTACAGCAAATACCCGAGGTTTACACACACCGTATATAAAGCCAACCTTCTTGCCACTGTTGATCATGTTTGCCCAACTTGGTACTGACATTTTTAAGAACTGTCTAGTTAGGTTGTTGGGATTCCACAATCCGTTGATGTTGTAGGTCCAGTCAAACTTTGCATCGTCGCTGCTAAACAAATCAATTTGAGATTGTGCAATGTCTGCAATGGTATGCTTGAGCCACGGTTGCAGTTTTTGTGCTTCTACAATACGTGGAATAGCTACTTGGTACACTTCGCCGTTAACATAATCATGTTTACTGCCAGTGGCAGAGTAGTTACTGTACGAAACTACTTCATCTATTTTAATGTTGTTTTTAAGAAAAGAGTCTAGTACGTTAGTGCTGTCAGCGCCGCCGCTAAACCAAAGCACCAAGTAATCATACTTTTCTCTAAGTTGCAATGCACGGGCACAGTACAGTTCTTCTAGTGTTTCAGTTGGCTCTTGCGTCCAATCGTAACTGCTGTAGGCTTCATCATTGAAATGCCACTTAACATCTTGTCCAAGTTTCTTAGCTAACTCAAGTGCTTCAAGTTTACTGTAGAACTTTAATTTCCCTACAGAGTAATATCCAAGCTGGTCTTGAAAAGTTAGTAAGTTCATTATTGGTAGGAGTGGCCGGGGTCGAACCGACATTGGCCAATTATCTGTTGCACACGGGATATAAATCCGCTGTTTTACCGTTAAACTACACTCCCACTAAATTAGTGAGTTATGTGTATTCGTTTAAAAGTAAAATGATTCATATCTTTAACATTTGGTGCGACTGACCGGACTCGAACCGGTACGAGAAACTCGAGGGATTTTAAGTCCCTTGCGGCTACCAATTACGCCACAGTCGCATGTTTTATTTAACAATCTCTATTGTAAGAGTAATTTATTTATGTGTCAACCACTTATTTGGGTGTACTACACGGCATTGTCTGCTTGCATAGTTTTTGACATCATAAATTATAGCATCAATAAATATTGAATCAAACTATCACTTTATCCATCTGTGACTTCTATAAATTTGTTGGGCCTACCCGGACTTTATCAAAATTGGCTAATGACCACAATGGATCCAAATGGCGAATTTAGATTTCACGGAGATAAGAATTTTATCTACACAAAAACCGATGTTAAGTGGATCGTTAAAACCCTTACTTCGGTAGCCGACTATCCAACTCCGTCCCCAAATCTGATTGTAGTTAACACTTATGTAAAGCCATCAAATTTAGTTTGGTACCTATATCAGTTTTTTGAAAAAACGTTTGATATAAACATAAGCATAGATCATTTTGCAGAAGACCTAATAGAAAAAGGAAATAGGTGGGCTCTTTTTGAAAAATTAAGAGATGATTTAGTGTATCAGTATCCGAGCATAAAATATGGCACAGATACAACCAATCAAGCGATGCTGTACATATACCACAATTTGCTAAAAGAACACATTACATCAACTAGTGCTGCTGCCACAGTTCGTAGACGAGCACTATATTGCAACGACACATATCTTAACATTGAATACTCGGACTTCTACAACAAAGAAATTCTAGCATCTAAACTGTCCTCTATTCCTAATTTTAATGAAACTAGGTTTGAGGAAATGTACAAGATATTGGTTGCTAGAAATACTAGATTTTTTACACGGTATCAATCATTTATTGATAAACTTTCTAGCCCAGATAGCAATTTTAATGTACTCGAACTAGCATACATTGGAATTCTTGCAGAGCAGCATTTTAATAAACCCATTGAGTGGGATAATGAACCATTCCGTAAAATGATATTAAAACACAAACTGCACAGCATTAGAGAACAAGCTGTATTAAATGGTCCGGCGTGAGGGAATCGAACCCCCATAAACACTTTAGAAGAATGTTGTCCTATCCGTTGAACGAACGCCAGACATTGTTTGGTGCGCCCACTTGGATTTGAACCAAGGGCCAAAGGATTATGAGTCCTCTGCTCTTACCGCTGAGCTATAGGCGCGAATACTTATTTACATCTCTTGCGTATAAAACGCATCATCTATCAATTGTAGCATAAACACCTTTCCAGTGTTAGCATTTTGGTAAACTGTACTAGCCTGTGCTTGATGTGACCCTGACATGGCCCCAAATGCGGGTGCATGATAAGCAGTCGGTATTCCATTTACTACTGTATATAAACGACTCTTACCCGAGTCTGCTGGCAGAAATACTGCCGGATTCCCATTTAGGGTTAGCACACTAGAATAGTAATCACTACCCAGGCTATCAAGCTGCATACCAGCAGCATATGTATTTAATCCTGTGTTTAGCAAAACTTCACGGGATGGCAACAAAGGAAATAGATTGCTGTACGCAAGAACAAAATCCTTGTGCCCATCCCCATTCATATCAATTGCAGCAGAGTTAATTAGATCCATTCCCAACGTGCCAATGCCAGTGCTGTACAAGAAACGTAAGGCACTATTGTACACAGCTACAACACTTGAATACCCAGCAACACTGCGATTATTGCCCATAACTACGTTAACATCACCATTGGGCTGATGTGTAATAGCACAGGTTGCAAACCATTGTCCGCCAAACTTCCAGAGGTCAGCTGTAAAATTTCTGTTACCGTTGTTTACATATAAAATGCTTGCACCTTGGTTACCGGATACCAGCATATCCATATCGCCATCATTGTCAATGTCATCTATGCAGGCACCATGCGCCATAACACGATCTGCAAATACATCACGTGTAAACGTGCCGTTGTTCCAAAACATTACACTGTTTGCAGAATCCATTGCCCACCCGTCTTTAAATCCCGGTACAAAAATGTCGTTGCGACCATCATTGTCAAAGTCGGCAACGAACACATGTTGACTACCGGGCACTGTATTAACAGGCAGCAAATCGCTGCGATCTGTTAATGTCCCATTTGCATTTTGCACAAACACCCAAATACGTGCAGGAGTTCCATCAAAGTTCCACCCACTTATAACAACGTCATCAAGGTTGTCTCCGTTTAAGTCTCCAACTGCTGTGTTGTAAACTGTATTTGGCGCAGCGCCCACATCAGTCACTTTTGCAAGTCCGGCAATAGCAGTAACGTTAGCAGAAGTGCCAGTTGGGCCAGCACTACCCCCGCCACCGCCGCATGCAGTTAGAATCACGCAAAAAAGTAGTGCTAAAGTGTTACGCATATATGTCCTTATGGACAAGTATAACACATTTCGAATTTACATAATTCTGTGGAAATCTTTGTCAAGCCACAGTGTAACTAAATCTGTTTGCTTTACGTAATTGTGTACGTTTAGACTTTCTTTTGCACGATCACTAATAACATCTAGTTCTGCTAGCGTGTGCCAAGTTGTTGTTTTAGGGTCTAGTGGTTCACTTGCTTTGTAGACTGCTGCATATATCCATGCCTCATTCTGTGGCTTATAGAAGTATGCGTCCTTGCAGTCAAACCCATTTGCACCTAACATGTACATGAGATTCACAATGTCGTAATTGTGGTATGCACCGTTGTGGCTGTTGACTTGTATCTTGTTGTACTGATAGAATGTAGATACCGGAATACTTAGTACCAACATACCATTGAGGTTCATTTGTTGATTCCAATACTTGAGGGTTTGCATTGGGTTTACAGCATACTGAAAACTATCGTGACTCCACAGCAAATCGCATTTACGTGGAATCACAATGTCGTCTTCAAAGTCTTTTTGAAATAGATGCACGTTTGGTAGTGCAGCAACATCGGCGTCAACTTGTGCTATGTTTGTGTCGACCCCATAGACTAGATAGTTACGTGGCTCAGGTGGATCTTCTCTTGATGCCAGTGTTGCCCACCATTTTACATCTAGGCCAGAACCGCACCCAAAGTCTGCTACAACGTTTATACTGTCAAGAAAACTATCATACTCGTATAGCAAGTTTAAAACGTTTTGACTATGGGCGTGACTATCATGTGGATTCTTAAACGCCATGTTTCAATACTTCGAATATAAGTTTTTCTTGTAGTTTGTTTAGTTTAGGAGCGAGTATTTTGCAAGTCTCTGCAATCTCTTCTTCTGTGCCCCATGCGATTAGATTGTTTAGCTTCCCTGCTATTATTTCACACTGGTCTTTTTCCAGTCTAAAATCTACTGCATTGTGTTTTGGGCGGGCCCGCATACACAAATAAAATTCGTTTAATAAATCTATTGCGTGTGCTCTAATGTCCATTATTGACTGATGACAATATCTTCCATGCCCGCGGTTCTTAATCGTACAACATGGCCCATCATGAAGTTTTTGCTTTCCAGGCCTTTCATGACGCCTAGCCATTTATTTCTAAGTAGTGCTACTTCGTTAATAATGGTTTCAAAATCAACTACTTCATCTTCGCCATCTACATACTTTTCAGCATCTCTTGAAGTTAGAGCCCTCTGGTACGCTTCAAGATACTTTTGAAAGTGTTTACGTCGAATCTTACGTAGTTGTATATTGAGGTAGTTTAGCACTGCCTCAATCTCTTGTAGTTGATTGAAGCGATGCTCAGTAATACCAGGAAGATTACTAGCAGCACGTTCTACATTACCGCGAATGTTTATTTCCCCCTTTGCAGTAAGAAGCTCACGTTCGTAATAATCAATGAACCCAGGAATCTCGCCCAGGTTAGCCACTATCTTGTTATACCACATGCTTAGTTTTCGTAGTCAGTGTAATCTTCGTCTTCGTCGTACTCACTCGAGTACTCTTTAAATGCTCTGCTTAATGCAGCATCCGTGCTTGCAAATTCTTTAAGGTCTAGATCGTTTAAAACGTCGACCATAACACTCATCAAGTTGTCGGCAACTTCTTGCCTGTCCTTTTGTGAGATGTACTGTTTCATGGTAGTGTACACTTCACTTAGTACTTCAACTTCAATACTCATTTGATTTCCTTAACCTTGTTAATTGAACTATTTTTCGTTCCATCTTTAGCCCGGCGCATGCAAATACACATAACGGCCTTGGCTGGGTATTTATTTCGTTTGCGATGTCTAGTTGTTCAGTTTCTTGTATAGTGTCAAAGCCAATTGGCTCAAACCTATCATCAAACGGATCAAAATGACAGCACAACGTATACTTGCCACTCGCTGTAATATATAGTCCTGGCGCCTCTAGGTGGGCACAATTCTTTGTTGTTAGTTTTCGATCAGGCGTTACTCTAAAGTTAAAGGTACTGTCTTTACTCCAGGGCTCTAACATATATTGTTCGCCTGTTTGATAATTGTACGCTGTTTCAACGTTACGTACACCCTCGATTAGTTCAAAATCATCAAACCCCAATTCTTTGGCCATTTTAATGCAGGCATTAAGTTGGTGTTCGTTATGCTTAAAGGGAATGAACTGCCAAACTGCATGACCACCAGCTTGAATAAAGGCTGTGGCGTTTGCAATTATTTTGTTAAAGTCTGTGCCTTGGCGGTATATCTCATGCACGCCTGCTAGCCCGTCGATACCAAACCACACTTTGTGATTTACGTTTGCTAACTTTTGCCCCATCTCAGTCCACCATTCAGTGTTACGTAAACTACCATTGGTGTGTATCTGGATGTACTGAACTTTAGGTGCTACCCATTCTAATATTTCGTTTAGTGCAGGGTGAATTGCAGGATCTCCGTAGCGACCACAGAACTGAATGTCACGTAAGTTTGGCAACGCTTCAACTGCTGCCTTTAACTTGTTTACATCTAGATTCTGTGGTACTAGGTTATCTTTGAGACCGTAACCGTTTTTGTTCCGAGCACAGCTAGGACACCAAGCATTACATTTTGAGCTTAACTCAACGTGTAAGCTCTTGATGTCCTTTAACAGCATTACTCAGCGGCTACAGATTCTTCTTCAGGTGCATCTTCAGCAGATGACTTTTTATCGAAGATATGTGGATTAGCAGTAATGTCTTTCATTACTGTGTCTAAACAACCGTCATCATTACGTTCCCATGCTTTGCGGAACTTCTTGATAATCTCGCCTTCAGTTGTTGTGTAAACAAGACTATTGCCTTCTTTCTTTAACAGCTCTTTGGCTTCAATCAAATCAGTTAGGCCAGAGTATGGGTTCATACCTGTTTCGTATGGAATCTTAACTTGAACACTTTCAAAAGGTTTAGCATAACGTGTCTTCATGATCTTACATGCTGCACGAATACCTTTAACTTCTGAAATCTTGTTACCGTCTTCGTCTTCCTTCAACTTCAACTTACGCATAGCCACAACAATAGAGCTAGCATAGATAAAGCCTTGACCACCGGAGATCTTGTCATCAGGGTCAAACATATCTTGCGATGCGTATGTGTGGTTAGTTGCCACTAGACCAATGTTTAGATCTCCAAACATGTTTACACAGTTACGAACAAGTGCTGTAAGTGCTTTAGGCTTACGACCCAAGTCACCTTTCAAATCACCAGCAGTAAACTGGTTAACGTCTGTTGGTGTCAACAGCATGCCCAATGAGTCGAGTACAAACAAGACCTTTGGACGTTGATCTTCTGGTAGTGTTTTGTATTCTTTAACGAACTCGCTAATCATTTTAGCAACGTCATCGATCATTGCCATGTTTAGCTTTAGTAGCTTGTCGTCGCTGGTATCTACGCCGAGGGCGTGGAGCCATGCTTCGTCGAGTGCGTTCTCAGTATCAATGAGAATAGGATAAATGCCCTGTTCCTGTGCATTCTTGACCAGGTTACCCGAACATATGTAGGACTTACCAGCGCCTGACTCTCCAGCAAACACTGTAACCTTTCCCATCGGTATACCACGGTTAAAATCCCCGCTAATAAGGTAGTTAAGAGCGAAGTTGTTTGTCGAGATCCAGTCTGTTGGATCGTTAAATCCAATGCTGATCCCATCAATGCTTTTTGTAATGCTTTTACGAAATTTACTTACGTCGAATGGTTTTGTTGCCATATTTTGTTCCTTGAAATAGAAAAGCCAAGTACGGGGCCTGACGCAGTTTATCTATCTGCCGGCTTTTATCTTCGTACTTGGCTTAATGCAGATTACTGCTTACGGTTGCGAATCATCGCTAGGATGTCTTCCGCACGTTGGCTGCTTGGCTTTGCTGCTGCTGGAGCAACAGGTTCATCTGCTGCCGGCGCATCGGCTTCCCAAGGCTCAGGTTCTGCTGCTGCTGGCGCTGCTGGTGCTGCCACTGCTGGACGAGCTTGTGCAACAGGTTTAGCTGCTGCTTCGTCACCAGTAGAACCAGTGCCTGCTTGCAAGCCTGCTGGCTTGAAGTAGTTGGCCCAACGATCTGCATCGTATGGTTGACCATCAACAGATGCTTCGAACATCTCTTTGATAACCTTCAACGCAGTTTCATCTGGCTTCTTAGGCAAGAAGTCGCTCAAGTTGTACAGACCATGCTGTTCAATTGCTGCTGCTTCGTCTGCTGTAAGAGCAGATTCTTTACGGCTCCAGCTAGATGTGCTGTAATCAGCGTAACCACCTTTGCTAGTTTTCTTGACAGAGAAGTCAAGACCAGCTTGGTAGTCAGTTGGCATACTATCCATTTCAGGATCCAACAATGCATTACGCACCAAGTTGAAAATCTGTGGGCTGATGATGAATCGACGGATTGGGTTCTCTGGATTCTTGTCATCGTTTAGTGGATTGTCGCGAACGAAACCTTGGAACAAGTAGCTTTTCTTTTTCCAGTACTTGCGACCCATTTCTTCCAAGTTAGGGTCCTTAAACCAAGTGCGAACTTCTGCAAGGATCGGGCAAGCGTCACCGTACATTTCAACGCAAGGTACTTGCACGATAACTGGTTTGCTATCTGCTTGACCTTTGATGCCAGCAAAAGGCAACTTGATCATAAGTCTTTCGACCCAGAAGAAGTCATTCTTTGTGTTTGCATCAGGAAGGAATCTTACGCGAGCTGTAGTGTTTTCTGGAATGTTCCAGTGAGCGTAAACGGCGCTGTCGCCTTGTGGTCGATTACCGCCGGTGCGGTTCTCTTGAGCTTGTAGTTTTGCACGAATTTCTGCTAATGTCATTGCCATGATGTATTTCCTTTATTAATAATTTAAGATGGTCTTTATATGTGCCTAATCATATAACAGCACAGTGGCTAGTATATGATAATGTATTTAGCTAAGTCAAAAGAAAAGGCACAAATTTCTGTGCCTTTGGTGAAACGCTTTTTGGCGTTATCTTACTAAGCCTGCTAGGCGTTTCATGAAGTCCAACGGATCCTTGGACTCAGCTACAGGAGGCTGTACTTGTTGGTCTGTGCCAGGCGCTGCCACTTGCTGTTGCGGCTGTTGGTTTGGTACCGGGCTTTGTGTTGCTGGTGTGGGTTGGGCAGGAGCTTGTGTCTGAGCCAATTTTGCTTCAATGCGGCTAGCAACAATCTTCATACCATTTTGTTTCATCCAGCTCAATACTAGTTGACGAGCATCAGCATCCGGTCCTTGCTCTTGCGAAAACTTTGTTAATTCTTGATCTAAACTGTCGTCGTTAAACAAACGAATTAGAGCATGTCTTGCATCTACACCGTCTTGGCCTACACGCAATGCAGTTGACATAATCTTTTCTAACTCAGCGTACTCTTGATCTTGTGTTTCAAACGCATCTTCGGAGATTTCGTTTGCCCAGTTTTCAAAGTCTTCGCCCATTGGAGTATGGATACGTTCCTGACGATTCTTGTAGGCTTTGTACACATATGGCAACGCATCAGTGAAACGATCATCATAGATCTTCTTAACAAAGCGTTCACGTAGTGCATCAACATCTACTTCTTCTTCAATGTCATGCGATGGTACATAGTCTTGTTTGTATGTACCGTAGCCTCTGCGACCACCTAAGTGCTTTAGTTTGTTCTTTAGTTCGCCGTAACGCTCAACTGCACTCTTTGCCATTTCGTCTGTTTCAGCATCTTCAAATTGGCGGCGCTTGGCTTCACGAACAAAGTGAGCCATGGCTCCCATTTCTTTGCCCATTTCCATAATACCACAGCCCAACTCATCGTCGACTGTTCCACCTTCGCTAACGTGGCGTGCCATTGCACGGGCAACGTGTAGGTTTTTAGTGTCCAGTAAACGGCGCTCGCCAACATGGTTTTCAATGAAAACAGATTCAATTTTGCGGCTACGATCACCACGCTTCTCATCACTTACATTGTCACTGTGACGCACAATAATACGTGCAGGGCCCATTTCTTGATAGCTGCTGCGAGTTGTGCCCCACATACG